GATAGACGATTACGACCAAGGTTGAACGCCATGTTGACTAAGACACGTTGAGCGTCTGTCGCTTGTCCTGCAAAGTTTAAGACAAGAGTACAGGCATCCGTGTAAGCAACATCACAGTCCTTACGGAAGACATCAAGGATTCTTTCGTCAGTCACAGGTGTCCCTACGGGCCAAGTGTGTTCCATGTCTTCTTCGGTAACCATATGGCCGATGCCAAAGGTCGGGTATCCTTCAGAACACAAGTAGATCTCAGTGACGTAACCTTCGTGACGAACTAAGTCTTCTTTGACAATCTCAATTAGTTCATCCTTCGTTATCGACATCAATCACCTCTGCGTCTATAATATCGTTCTCAGTGACTTTAGCATCACCAATGCCGCTAATGGTAATCGACACTGAAGGACGACCACCTTGTGCGCTATCTTTCTCAAAGTAACTCACCGGCAACATACGATCCATTAAGAGTTTCCAAGCCGCCGCTTGGTTCTTATGGTCATCGTTAAGTGCCGCATCAAGAATACTATCAAGCACCTTTTTTGACTTAGGTGATGCTAACATTCTAGCTTTGTACTCATTGATGATGGCGGCGTCACCCGGTGGGCGACCAACCTTACCTCTTTGAGTAGGTTTTTTAGATTCGACATCCTGTTTTCTAGGACGACCAATCTTCTTAGAAGTTTCCAAAGTATTTTCCTTGTACTTAAGGGTACTTAAGTGTCACTTTATGAGTAATTAATAATAAACACTTAACGGATTACTTAAGTGTTCTTAAGTATATTCCACTATTATAGCATAAAATTAACCAAATGTCAAGAGATAACTTAGGTTACCCTTAGGGTGCCGCCCTTTGGGTCACTTGTCAACCCTTTTGTATTACTTTTTTATAATAAATATTGATAAGGATATCATAAGCATAGCATAACTATGCATAATCCCAATTATAAGGTATTTTTGGGTGCTTTTGGGTGCTTAAGTGGGTCTTAAGGGTGCTAAATTGACTCTTTTTTGTGCCTGAGTGGGTACATCTATAAATAATTATAGCCTAGGGGGCCCCCCGGCCCCATCAGGACTCCTTAGCACCCTAAAGTTTAGCCTGCGAATCATTAGCCCACGAATCATTAGTGTCCTAAGGGTTAGGGGGCGAAACATTAGCACACTAAAGATTCATGGGCGAAACATTAGGGCCCTAAGGGTTGACATCAGACCCAAAGTGTGCATCACCTTGGGACAATTAGGTGTTGACATGGGGGCTGAAGTGTGCTTGTGGGTGCCAATGTGTGTGCCTATGTAGTACCCTCAGGAGCCACTCAAGCACCCAAAAGAAAACACTTGACAAATTTAATTTAAGGCAAATATGCGAAATGTGTTGACATCGGTGTGCTAATGTGCATCTGGTCAATCTTTGTACAATCTGTGCAATATTTGTACTAATTTCACCAAAAGCATTAGACATTAGTCTAATAACGATTGACACCGAAAAGACTAGTACCTAAGGTGCACTCATTCCTGACCGGCGGCCCCGGAGGGATGCGAAGCCCCAAGCGGCAGAGCAAGCATTGGATCTTTAACAAAGCAAACGCATAACCCGTCTGGCCTCAAGTGTGCCGGTCGGTGGCAACTGCTCCAAGTCGGGCTTCCGACTCAGGTGACAGGTGCGGCGATTCCTTCAGGGTAGCTTGGCTCCCTGTTGGTGTTGCCTCCCTCACTCTCTGGGTCGATCCGATAGCGGAGCGGGTCGAACTCCCTGCCTCACAGTAGCGACGCCACTGACCGATCACCGGTAAGGTCAAGTGCAAGACGGTCAGCAACACTCTCAGGGCGTCCCAACGGTCTGTCTGGTTTCAGGATGGGCACAGCGCGGCATCAAGCCGGTTCCGTTGTGTCAGGAGCGTCTCACTCACAGATACGAGGATCATCTGAGGTTGTTGCTAGTGGCTCACAGGCGACCCTTGTGGTCGCTTGTGGACTGACTACAGCATCTCAGTCTGGGGTGCTGTACTGAGTTCACAATCAAAGGAGACACATGATGAAACTCAAGAAGCTAGGTTCAAATATGACGCTGATCAAAATGAACGACTGCGAGATCCTGTACAGCTACGAGACGCCAGTGGCGGCTCTGCGCTACAGCGACCACGAGTACCTGAGAACTGACCTGTTCTGGTCGGTGACTACCTCACGCCACATCAACCAATGGTTGCAGGGTGTCGAGGCTCAGGAGATCTCACAGGACGACTTGTACAAGATGGCAGGAGGTGACGCATGAACGATCAAACGATCAAGGCATACGCCAACTATCACGGTTACTCAGACGCACACCCATACGAGGTCGTGCGGGTGGTCTCACCGCAAACGGTTGAGATCAGAGCAATGAGGGCCTCTGAGAAACCTTGGAAGGCTGTCTGGCACAAAGGCGGCTTTGCCGGTCATTGTTCCAACCAACGAGACCAAGAGTGGGAGATCGTCTCTGACGAGTCATTCCCAGTCGAGCGGATCAGGTGGTCAAAGCAACGAGGCGGCAGATGGCAAGACAAATATGGTCGTCGCTTTATCATGAGCGACAGCCCTAGTCGCTTCCATGACTACAATTTCTAACCCACTGATGAGGCCCTGTGACAGGGGCCGAAACGATCACAAAGCACTGGAAGCCCTTCAGTGAGTGATCGTCTGGGAAGTCAACACAAAAGGAGAGACCCCATGAAAGAATTCAACAAAGGTGATCGTGTACGTTGGCTCGTTGAGTCATTTCCTGATGGCTTCAAGCTGTACCACGAGGGCGAGATTGAGGCCCTCTGGGGCACTGAGGGCAGTCAGCGTCTTTGGTGGGTACAGCCTGACCGCAAGAACAACCCTCAGAGTATGTCTGAGGATCAGCTTGAACTAATCACCCACTGACGAGGCCCTGTGGGATGGGCCGAAACCGCCTTGCGGCGGTCTGGGATTCCCCAACGATTAGTCATACACACGAGGAGATCAGCTATGACAACTTGGACAACCTTTGAGACCATCGACGAGATGGCAACACGCCGTGAAAACTCAACTGACGAAATGTTGCGTCACGTTGACAACACATTCTGGGTCGATCGCTTGGGCGTTCATCAGTACCGTGAGGACGACCGGACACGCTTTGAGTTCTCACGGGCCATGAAGCCTGACGAGTTGGTGGTCTGGGTCTGCTACGACCACGAGGGCGAGGAGGAGCATCAAGCATCCTTCACGACTGGATCAATGAGAGAGTGCGTGGCTTGGATGTCAGCCCGTATCTTGTACGGAGCATAAGCCATGAGTCACGATCAACTGATGACGCTCTGGGATGAGCACTGTGAGCATGAGGCATACCTTGCCCATGATGACGAATGTCCAGACGAGGTTGCATACCTTGAGTATGCTCCTGACTGGGAAAGTGACTACTACGAACGAGGATTTTTGAGATGAGTACATTGATTCGCACCTACTACTCCTTAGACGTTCCTGCGGACGCTGACGACAAATACTGTCAGCGGTTCGTTGGCTACTTTGACACAGTAGCCGAAGCTGAGGCGAAAGCCTTAGCGTTGGGCGTGACTTCCTTTGAGGTCACGGAGGAGTCGGACTACGAAGGTGACGGTGAATATACCGTCATCAGGTAACGCCCACTGATGAGGCCCTTAAGCAAGGCCGAAAGCCTCCCTGTCCCTCATGGGGAGGCTCTGGGTAGCTAAACAAGAGGAGAGCACCAATGACTGAACAACAACAGACCTTGCAACGAATGATGCAGGACTTGGACGCCATGTATGAGAGCATGGATGAACGGCAACAGATGCAAGCACGACGGGCGATGGCCTCGTTGTTGAGATTGCAAGCAGACATGGCACCTGAGGAGGAGCAACAATGAGAGACGAAAAGATCAGGATCACTCAGGATCAGATCATCATCAGCGGTATGTACCCACATACCAACGGCAACACCTACCACTTCACGCTTGAGATCGACCGGAACGGTGGCGATCATGAGTTGGTGTATGCTACCGTGATGCCTAAGGGCGAGCGTGTGACTGATCGTGAGGTCAGGAAGACCCTAGCGCACTCTGCGGCTGTCTATTTCGGCCAATGGTGCGAGGCGGGTTTGATCAGGGGCCAAGAGGCCGTAGGTTGGACGTACCGGATTAATTACTGAGGAGGTGTGACATGATTACCGATTACCGCAAAACAATCGACGACGCTGTGTACTACAACCCCAAGACCGACGGTGACGTGTTCGTCAAGGGTAACCATTGCGTCCTGACTTGGGACACTGGCGAGCTTTTCAAGGCGTACTTTGCCGACGATGGTCGGTACTTTGACTCCTTTGAGATTCCGGGGCTGACCCCTGAGCGAGCCAAAGAAGTAGCGGAAGAATACGCCGCAGAGTTTGACCTTGCCTGTGATGAGGAGACAGACAATGACTGATCATGAACAACAGTACGACCCACAGATTCAGTGGGTCATTGAGGAGGTGATCTTTGCGATCACTCAACAGAAGCAGACTGACACGGTCTGGTTTGACGTCTACGAGACGATCACCGGATCGACAGCCGACGAGGCGTGGGACGAATACCAAGCGACCCTACGTGCTGATGCAGAAGGCGAGGCTCGTTATGAACAGGAGCAATACGATGCAGAACGACTTTATGACTGACCTTGAGGTCGATATTTACCTGTCTTGCGTTAATTTGGCGAGAGACATTAACGAGGAGCTTAACAGCATCGACGAGATGCTTGACATAGCTCTGTTTGATATCCTTTTGGAGTATGTACATGATTAAGCGAATCCATGTGAATCAGCACAACATTCGTGCTAACAGCAAAGGTGAGGATCTTCCGGTCTTCACCGTCAAGACCTACAAAGAGAACCTCAAGGGCGAGCGTGTCGTCATCAAGGGCAACTCTGAACTTGTCTACAGTCCGGACAAACCGCTCTCATGCGGTGCAAAGGTCTGGATTGAGACGGAGGCAGACGTTGACGTTTACTTTGGCAACTGGAGGGTCACTAGGTGAATAAAGTGCCACCCGTAGAGCGTGACCTACTGACTGGAGGGCTCACCTTTGAGTCCGCTAGTCGATGGTGTACATTCCTCGCTGAGGAGTTCGACTGGCAAGGTAACAGGTCGCTATCAGACTTTTACAAACGTCGCTCAGAGGAACTCTCAAGGGCTCCTAGGGGCTCTTTACATGACAATCAACTAGAGAAGGCAATCAAACAATGGAAACGGTAACTTTTGAGGACTTTGCGCTCCTCTGGATCGGCACAATTGCGGTGGCAATGGTTGCCGGTGGTGTTTTAACTTGGCTAGTAAGGAAATTTTTATGAGATGCAAGGCTTGCAATGACGAACTGACCGACCA